TTAACGCCGTAACTTGTTTGGCTTCGTCCATTGGTACGCCTTTTCGTTTTCCCGCCGCTGGTGGCGTTCCTGTTGCAGCACAACGGAAACAGGCGCTGAACACCTGTTAATTTTGCTTGCTGGTTGTTTGATTCCGGCAATGCTGCGGATCATCTCCAGCATATCGGCTTCGGTGATGGTCATAGGTTTCCTATCAGCACTCATATCCAATTAATAAGTTCAATACAATGGATTATCCCGTTTTAGTGACTAACCATTGCAGAATAACGATAATTAAATATGTTAATGTGCCAGTTCCAAGAAGTATTAATAATTGATAGCAACGTAGGGCAATATTACTAATCGATTTTTGCATCACGATATTCACTGGCTCAGCCACACACTCTTTAGATCTTATCGATAGAATACTTGGAACTTCTCTATTTATTGATAATATTTCACATTGAATAGACTCACCAGGTGCAAGGCTTTCAAACTTGATAATATAGCGACCATCCTGTTCAATATTTTCTTCAAAATGGTGGACAGGCCAAAAATTAATATGCATTGGCTTATAGTTAAAAACCAATGAGATATTAGTAGCACTTTCTCGCCCTTCATTAACAAGAATAATAGATCGTGTATACACCAACTGTGAATTAGATATTACCTCACCATTGGCATTCCGTAAGGGTTCATTGAGAAGAAAAGTAAATCCATGCTGATAACCATAGGATAACTTTGCCTTGCTTTTAAATCTGTTATTCAGTATCCATGTTAAAATCGTTATAAAAAAAGAAAATAGTTCTTTCCCATAAAGACTAAAAAAACTCATCACACATTTCCTTCAGTAATCTGATTCTGCTGTCAAAGCTACCAGCACTATAGTCATTCATCCACATTGCGACAAGAAGGTTACAGCACGTCCAATCACACCTTAGGAAATCTTAGGGGGCTGGTTGACACTTTCCGGCTTAAGACCTTAATAAATCTTAATATCGCAGGTTGACACACTTGACACTTTTTCGCGAAAAACCTTAGCATTTCTAAGCATGGCAACTTGACATTTTTCGCGGTTTTTTCGGCTTTTTGACGTGGTAAATCTGGCACAAACCCAGTAATTGCGGGGCTTACAGCGAGGTTGACACTTTTTCGCGTTCAGAGTGTAAAGTGTCAACCTGGCAAGCTGGCAAGCTGGCAAGCTGCTCAACTTGACACTTTTTGATGTCATTGATGGTCTGATTTTTCCCACTCAGCCAGGGCGTTTAACCCGGCTTCACTCCATGATTCCGGTTCATCGGGATAATCACCTGCAACATAGCAGAGTTCGCAACGCAGCATACGAATTGCCAGCCTGGCATTACCTCGCAAATTGTATTTTTCAAAGTAATGCTGCCCTTCATCATCCTCAAGGCAGATAGCACCATCATCAAGAAAGTGCACTTCCCAGCCTAATTCCCCGGCTGCATACAGCACACGCTGCTGTATGCCCTCGTCCGTTACTGGCGCAGGAATTTTACCGTCTCTGGCCTTAACTGCTTTCCAGAACTCGCCCCATGTCATTTCCAGCGTTCTTTCTGGCCACATTTCAGAAATGGTGTCTTTCCCCTGTGCTGGTGGGCTGTTCCGCTGCTCTGTCGCTTCCACATCAATTTTTTTACCGGACATGACCACTTCGCCTTTCTCGAGCCAGTCGTAAACTGTCTGGCGGCTTACGCCTTTGTATTTGGCGTATTCGGCTTTACTCATCAACATGTAGCTCACCTCATGCATATACGATAAAAAATAATTTCATGCGGAAAGGGAATGCGTTGTGGGTATGGAGGAAAGGGGCAATAACCGCCCCTTACTGATTCAGTTGCGCCAGGATGGCTGGCTAAGCGTGGTTTTCATTACATCATTGACGACCTGTTTTACGATTTCTGTGTTGGCAGTCGTGCTTTCAACATCAACAAAGCCATAATCGCCAATTTCCACCGTCAGGGATTCCAGTTTCTTCCCTAGAGCATCAGGCAACTCTCCACTGAACCGATGCTGAAGATTTTCCACCAGCAACGCCCTGAATGCCTCGCTGTTCTCTTTTTTCTGCCATAGCTGGCGTTTATCCACTCTGATATTTAATTTCACAGTCTCACCTCTTTAAGTGCCTTATCCATCAGTTGCCGAGCGATAACATGAATCGACGGTGCCACACCAAGCACAGATTTCTGACGCTCTTCGTCCTGGATGCGTTGCAGGGCTTCGATCTGCCTCCGGGAAAGTAAAACTGGCTTTACTCCGTGATTTTTCATGATGATCCCTTCTGAATGACAATAATTGCAATTATTGCACAAATTGAAATGATACCAGAGACAATTGCAATAAATGAAACGAAAAGCATCAATAAACCAACCTTCGGCACTGAATGCTCTGATTTTTCTGCAAAGGTATGGCAGATGCAAACATAAAGGCAATAGCAGAAGAAGCAGCGGGGAGTGAAAAGGGGAAGTTTTTATAAATACACGATTGTCGCCTCACTGCAGGTTAACAGCCACAAGCTCCATGATAATAACTTGTTAATTATTTCATCAGATTTTTCATTATTTGCGCGATTGAGTACACAAGCAAAAACTCGGCAGCCGCAAGAGTATAAAAAACATAAATTCGCTTAGCCCACCGACGATGAAAGAACTCCTCAGCATGGCCGGATGTTCGAGATACAAGCCATGCACCTACTGCACACAGAGCAGGTGCAATGAGCACAGTTATAAACCAGATTGTGATGCCCATCCCATGCCTACTGATAATAGCCATTGGTATTGCAAAAATGAATGTTAGAGCAGCATTAGCTAATAGAATATCTTTTAAAGTATTTTCAATTAGTTTTGCTAGATTATCTTTCATCTAATCCCCCACGTTGAACATTAATATATAAAAGCCCCTTACTAAGGGGCTTTGCACGGATTGTTTAAAGGGAACTTTTTTTCGCCCCTTCAATTTCTGCCTGACAAATTTCGTCATTTGTAAATGAGTACTGCAGATAGACATATCCCTGAGTGGAATTGTTCGCTCTGGCCTCAATAGATATAGTATCAATATTGTTTTTTAATGGTATTTCTTTTGTTCCCTTCCATGTGGCAGATAAGAAGCGTTCTTTTTTGTTTAGCCCCCTCATCCAGTCCTGAGGATCTTTCCAAATTGAACCAGCCAGCAAAAAGTCTGTAGTATCAGCCTTTCCATACAGAGAACTTAAAGAATTACTCAATTCTTCAAACTTGGATTTAAGAGCCAATCCATAGCTATCAGTATCAATATTTTTTCCTAAAGCCCGTATTTGACATAAACCAGCTTTCGGGGAGATCAGCAAACCATACATTTCAAAATCTGCGTTTTGCTTCGGTAATTTATCAGAAGTATACAGATTCACACTGTCTGGTAGTGGCTTGAGCTTAGCACCGATCATATCTTCGATGTTTTTCTGTGTAAGACCGGCTTCTAAGCCAAACGGACCATCCGCTGGCGGGAGTAAAGGAAGTTGCTCTTGGGAATTTTTGGCTGTTACTTCCGTTTCAGTACTGTTTTTTGCGTCATTAGCTTGTACTGATGCCAGCTTAACTTCAGCGAGGCCATACTTGGCTGTGAGGTACTTTTGCTGCAACATTGCCATGGTCTGCTCTTCAGTGGCAACAGTAGATAATTTTAGTACCTTTATCAGACCACCACTATACTGACGAGCATCAGCTTTGGCTTCGTTGATTTTTGCATCTAAGCTGTCAATTTCAGTTTTAATTGAAGCCGCAAGCTCAGGATCAGGTTTTACTCCAGATACAACAACATCAATTTTGGCACCTGATTCAATAGCATTAATACGCTGTTCCAAAAGCGCTTTATTAGTTCCTAATATTTCCAGTCTTGCTGTTGTCAGATTTTTTATCAACCCACCAGAAAACTGCTGGTCAACTTCCTTAGCTGCTGATATTTCACCTTCCGTTTGCGACAGTTCAGCTTTAAGAGCAGCTACTTCCTGTTTCTGTTCTGGAGTTAACTCTTCTGGCCCACATCCGGTTAACATTACTATACCGACTAATGTTGCAATTAAAGTTTTATTCATATCCCTATTCCAAATGAAAATATTCAGATTAATCTTATCAGGAACCCAGATGCAATTGAATATTCATCTGCTCAGCAACGTAGTAGATTTCCTCAGAAAGCATCAACAAAAAACCAAGAGAATCCCATCCTCTGTTACTGACTACAATTGTTCTTTTTTTGGTATTTCCTGAATGCCTCACCATTGGGCTGATGTAATCCCATCCCGGCATGTGCCCGGCTGATGGTTTCGCGCATCTCCCCGAAATTATCCTGCCTTGCTGGTGGGCGTGCTGCCTTGTGGATACATTCCGCGCGACGTTTTGCCGCCTGTTCCCGTGCCTTGTCATCATTCGCCAGCATGATGACCTCAGCCCACCGCGCCGCCGCTCTCCGGTACAGACCACGCGCTTCCAGTGCTTCCGCTTTGCTGTCGTGAATCATGCGCCTATTGTCTCCTTTGCTGCCCGGCACTGGCGTTTGCGCTTCTCATTCAGCGCCACCAGCCGCGTTTCTGCGTCCTGTTGTTCCTGTGGTGTCACCTCGCCGCACGGCTGGCCTTTCAGGTCGTAGCGTACCCCACCAGCCATTAAGGCGCGGTAATAGCGCGGACACTGCGCATAAGATGCCAGCGTCGCACGCAATGCCCCTGGCCCGAATGCCAGCCCCCTGGCGGCGAGATCCTGCATCAGGTCGTCGAATATCCCCACCTTAAGCGGCTTCAGTGCTTCCCGGCTGAATAAGTCAGGCCACAACTCAGTGAGGCGGTTAACGCGCCTGCGGTTTTTGCGCTGGCGTTTGGTCATATGCCGCCACGGTGTCGCCCCTGTAGGCTTCTGCTGCGCTTTCTGGTTACCGGGCATCACTTTATGCGCCGATGTGGTTTTATCCTGCTCCTGTGCCGCCTGCGTCGTTTTCTGCGGCGTGCCGTAAATACCTTTTGGTTTTCTGTTAATGGTCAGCTTAGTCATGCTTTGCCCCATCGTTACAACTGTCTACCAACTGTCTACCGATATAATTGATTGATTTATTTAATGTTATTAACACATAACAAAAAAACAATCTGCAAACTGTCTACCAACGGTCTACCGCATTAATACATTGATAATTAATGATTTTTACTAAATGGTAGACAGTGTAGACAGTTAAAAGAGAAATTTAAAAAATGCCCCCTTAACTATCTGTTTTTTATATACCCCCCGTGGTTTAGGAATATAGAAATAACTGTCTACCTCTCTACTACATTGAAAATATCTTTATAATTCAAAATATTAATTGGTAGATGGTTGGTAGAGGGTTAAGTGAATCTGTCTACCAACCGTCTACCTTTACGTTTCAGCTTATAAATTTCGTATTATGTTCTGTCGTTAATCCCTGTAGCTGCTGGCAACCAGCCATCAGCATCATCATCTAACAGAACATTTGTTATCACTCGCCCTTTATCCGGGCCTTTAGTGCATTTAGCCCGCTTATACTCCTTTCCGTATTCCGCCATAGCTCCTGGCATATCAGTACCAAAGCGTGTCAGTGATACTGGTTTTCCCAGGCCATGCGCTGACATATAGGCTAAATAAGCATGATACAGGTATCGCCTCGGGCTAAATGGCACTATTTCCGCATTGCCCACCATCATTCCTTCACATTTAACCAACGACATCAGATAGCCGCAAAAGTCCACCAGTGAATCACCTTCGCGCTTTATCAACAGCGCTTCTTCTGATTTTTGCTGCTCATAAAGTAGTCTTTTAGCTTCGTCCTGGTCGGTAAATCGTGTTAGCAAATGGCGAATCACTACCGCCAGTTCGCCTTCTATCTTTTCCGCCAGCATGGGATCGCGTTCGTTCTCCGGTACGACCTCAGAGAAATTAAATATCACCCTACGACGCGAGATCCCCCCGCTTCGGTCACTGAATGACATGGCGTTATTGTTTACCGCAAGCACTACTGCCGGAATACGTGTGGAGTAGGGGGCTTTATGTTTCGGATCAATTGCCACCTTGTCGCCGCCAGTAATTGCCTTAATTCCTGCACCATCGCCAGCGTAGCGAGTCATATCCGGCATGATAATCAGCGAAAAGCCAACTACTAACGCGCGTTCCCTTGCGTCTTCCAGAGCCTTCATGCTTGCCGATACTGTGTTGGCCTTACCCGCCAGCATGGTACAAATCTCAGCCATCACACTTTTACCGCTTCCGCCTGGGCCTGTTACCTCAAGGAATAACTGCCAGTCGTACCGGTTCGCCAGCACCATGAATAATGCCGCCAGTACGCGATCAGCTTTACGATCATTATCTGCCACCGAACGACGCAGCCACTTCCAGAAATTCGGCGCATGTGTTGCCAGCGTTTCCCCCTCTGCTGGTGGGCTGAACGGTAATTCACTGGCATTTAACAACCAGTCATTTTTGTTATGCTCCCGAAAATTTCCCGTCCGGGTATCAAATACCCCGTTACTGAATCCAATAAGATTCCTGTCTGCCCCGCCCATAACAGGCAGGCTCAATTTCATTGTGTCTACGGCAAATTTAATGGCGTTTTGCGAATAACTGATTCCAGCATCAATAAAAATCTTCGCCATAGACCGCTGGAGTTCCTTATCAGATACAGGCACCCAGACAATTCCGTTGTAATGGTGAACTACATCAGAATCATCATTTATAGCCAGTGCTCTTCCATAATATTCAAGTAACACTTCCCCTCTCTGGCTGGCTCCCATCTGATTTAGTGCTGGCCTAGATAGGTCAATATTTTTTGTGGCTAATTTCATCGCTGAAACTTCCCCACTCTCTGCCTGTTCGCGGATCCGTTGCAGGTAGTCGCGCCAGTTTTCCGGCTCCCGGTCGGTGATACCTTTGTATAATTTCGCGTCCTGTACACCAGCCAGCGCCAGCTTTTCAGCAATAGCATTGATCTGGATTGGCTCTATCTCCCCCGCGAGATAGACACGCGCAAAGCGGCGTTCATCGTCGACAATGCGGATATTCGCCAGGTCTGCCAGTTGCTTTGGCCCCAGGTAAACAGGAGGCACGTTATCGCCGTGTTTTCGTCCTTCGCTTTCAATCCAGTGTTGAGCATGGGCGTAAGCATCCGTCCCGGCAAAAATGATTACCTCGGTGAATTTATCCTTCGGCTGATATTTTAAATTCGGTGCGTTTTTCACTTCTTACCTCCCGCAACCAACATTGCCCGGATTTTTTTAATATTCGTGGCTGCACGTCTCGCCACTGCCTGTTGTTTGTTTTCCACCAGAATAAAATCACGCTCAAACTGACGGCGCGGCATTACGCAGTCATATTCGTAAGCCTCACGGCGGTAGGTGATATTGCCTGGCGTAACGTGACGAATAACCACTCGTCCCCCACGTCTGGTGTCGCGGTAAATATCTCCGTGTCTGATTTCAGGCCGAGAGAGACCGCTGGCAGTAAAGCCAGAATTTTTCCTTTTCATGGTTTTATTTTCCTGTCAGCAGTTCCGGTTTTATTTCTGCACGAATACAGAGTTCAGAAAAAAATTCAGGAGAACCCACAATCTCATTACTTTTCAGTCGGCATTGTGATTTCACTTTTTCTTTATCAAGGTAAACCAGCACGCGTCCGGTGAAATCATCTGGCACATTAAGCACTACGGGTACATGCGCTTCATGATTATGCATGGCTTACATCCTCCAGAGATTTTCTTCTGTAACGCGTCTCTGCCACATATTCAGCATAGTCCGACGCAATACTAAGAATCATTTCACCCTCTGACTTGTAGCCCCTGGTATTGATAAGAAAATATGCAGCTTTCATCATGTCAGCAATGCTCAACAATGCGCCCGATGTATCTTCCGGTGCGCCATCAAACTCCTGTTTCAGGGAATTAAAACGATCATCACGCATGTTTACCCCCCTGAATGACCTGATAACCGCAACTGGTCAGCAATTCGATAAATTCCGGCAGTGTGCCGAAACAGCAATCATCACGCAGACGTTCGCAGGATACTTCAACGCCGTTTTCGTAGTGACTCACCATACACCCGGTAAAATGCAGATCATCATCGTGATGGCACGTTGACGGCTTAATCAGTCGCGCACGTTCCGCCAGTTCCAGCAATGCTTCAACGCTTCCGGCAATTGCACCATCCGGCAGGTGATAATTACTTACCACGCGTCCATTCTCCACGTTAACCAGTAGCTGCCCGGAAAATATCTCGTCAAACTGAATGCTGTTAAGGTCAGAAATTGACAGGTTATGCATGGTGCACCTCCTGTACATCAGCCATGATAATTTTTCCGGCCTTATCCAGTGCCTGATCGGCTTTCAGCTGCACAAATGCTAAATAATGGGAGATGCATTCTGATTCTCTGGCTGCGTGTTTATGCGCCACACCAGCGATAGCAGAAATCTCAATAAGTGAATCCATCAGCGTTTTGATAGCGTCTACCGCTGCATCAGGCCATGTTGCATTACACATGCTCCACCTCCTGGCGAATACGGGCAGCGAATACCATCACGCAGCCATCAGGAGATTGCTGGCGTGCTTCCTGTTCGCTGGTGGCCTCGATGTGAATCACGCGCGGTTGTGCCGTACTCAGGGCGATAAAACGCCAGATAAAATTGTTTTCGCATTTCTGAATAAACAACGTGTTTTCTTCGCGCCCTTTCCATGTTGCCGAGATATAGCCCATGTCATTGAGCATCTCGCAGGCATCAACCAGCGTATCGGCGGCTACATGAACAGTGTTTTTACCGTCAGCCATGCAATCACGGTGCACCGCCAGGAAGGTGTATATAAATTTAGGGTGAGTTTGGGTATGCTGTGCCCCAGCCATAATCGTTACCTCATTTAACGGTTTGGTTAGACGCCCCGCTACTGCCGCAAACAGTTCGGGGCGTTGTCGTTTATATCCTCTTACTGAGGTGTGATTTAAATTAAATTTAACTGAATCACAGGTCAAGTATTTTTTGTGATTCTTTTTTGTGTATACTGAATCACATCTTTTGTTTAGGAGAATGCACATGGCAAAAAACACTATCAACGACAAATCAAAACAGATTTCAATTCGTATCCCACATGATGCTTTTGAAGGCATGGAATCCGTAAAACTGGACGGCGAAAGCAACGCCGGATTCATAGTAACCGCCATGCGTGGTGAGATCGCCCGCCGCCAGGCAGAAGGAAGCGGAGAAAATCCCCTGGTTTCTTCGCTCAATGCACTGGCGCAGGTGGAAAAAATCGGAGTCAAAGCTGTCGAGGAGATCGGGCAGCTCGTCACCGTCGCACGTGAAGAACTCCAGCGCCGCAAGGCCAAAGAATCAGAATAATAACTATCATCGCCGTGGTGTGAGGAACTCCGGCGCATTGCTTTACAGGTACACAGAATGACCAACAAAGAATCGACCAATACACCATCACCGGCACGGAAAAGACAGCGCAGAAAGATAGCGTACGAATATGAGTCAGACAGATTCGCGCCCTGTGCGTTTATCCTTGAGAAATTCCTTAAAGAGTACAGGCGCACAAAAATGGGGTCGCATACCTGGAAAACATCGCGGCATGGCAATGTTAAAGAGCAGGAATAGCCCACCAGCAAGCCAGCACACTGATCACATTGCCCACCAGCCGCAAATCTGGCATTGTTGGCGATGTGTTCAAGTGTGTAGCTTTCCCACTGGTGGCCCTCTGCGGTCGCCTTTGTTTTATCCAGAACGAAATTAGACATCAGATTGATCATCACCTTGCGACCTGACAAAATCGCATCAGTCGCGCCACCAGCAAAATTTTTTGCTTTCCGGACAGCGTGACCAACGACATTTTGCAGCAAAATATTCTGCATTTCTGGCGTGCTGTAGTAACGGTGATCAGCGCCTTCACTCTGTGCGACCACAACGCTATAATCTGCCTCGTAGACAGTAAGCAATATGGCGCAGTAGGCTATTCGTTCACAAAGGCGCTCCGGCAACGGGGCGCTTTCTCTTTTTGTAACGGTCAGAGCGTTACACATGGCTGTTTTCCTCCATGCGACGGGCTAACCAACGCTGCGAAAGACGAATTAATTCAGCTTTCCGCTGGTGGTAGTCCAGGCCTAACTCAATCAGCGTGATATTGCTCTGCTCAAGGTAAGAAAGGTGCTCAAGCTGCAACGTGCTCATGTGGTCGCGTGGTTCGCCTGTGATGCCGTTCGCCTGCGTCCACTGTTTTGCAGTCATGCCACCCAGCACGATACGCGCCAGCATATTGGCTTCCGTGGTGTAGTGGTGCTGGAGTGTGTTTTTACCCAGTTCAGCCCGGTACGCCTCCAGCGCGGCACACATCGGCTTAAAGTAGCTGGCAACGGAGATACGGGCTTTCAGTTCCCGGCGTAACGCTGCGGAACGCACTGGCGCTACCTTGTGTAGCTCCTCCTCGCATTTGATGAAGTACTGACGATCGGCGCGGCCCTGTTCGGTGCGCTCGACCATCGCCAGTTCTTTCGCCATGTTCGTGGAGATCAAATAGTCTTCACTGCGACGATCACCGCCGCGCTTTGTTGTCCAATCAAAATCAAACTGTTCAATATTTACACTTTGGTTCCCCCGTTTCGGGGAATCAAAGTACAAATTATCTACAACTTCAAAATCCACGCCCTTTTTAAATCCGTACTCATCAATGCGTCCTTTAATCCAGGTTGTGAAATCACGCTTCACACCCAGCGCCTTATGCAACGCTCTGGCGCTAACAATATTGGTTTCACGTCCGCCAATAACGCCGGAAATAACCGGGATAATTTCGCCGAAATTTTGCAGATTCTGGTTTTCAGGCCGAACGAAGCCCTGCCCCTGTACGGGCGTTTTTCGCTGTTTCATAAAAACTCCTGCTATCGAATTAAGTTACTTTTTATTTGCTAGTGGATAGTTGGGGCTTCTGGCCCCGTAGCCATTTAATCAGGTAGCTGTTCCGCGTGATTCCGCAATACGCTGATTAATCCACTCGTCAATTTCACTCTCAACGAAAGCAATAGCTCGCGAGCCAATTTTAACTGATGCAGGAAATTTACCTTGCCCCATAAGGCGATAAATCCATGCCTTGCTATATCCAGTTCTACGCTGAACTTCCGTTAAACGAATAAGAGAGTTTGCCATATATTCACCTTGTAACGTCTATAAAGGTGTACATAGCTTGCATTAAGAAAAGTGATATTTATAGATGCTTACCATTATGAATGGCGAATACCATTTCAGTGAAATAGCTCCACCTTTTTTTAATAATGGCGTTTACTATTTTAAGTATCATGCTGACGTGAAACACGAAGAAAAATTACTGTTCTTACGATTTAATCTGCATTGGTGGTTACTTTTTTTTGAAAGGAAACCACCATTTTTCTGGAATAGCGACCACTATTTAACTTTTTGTTTTTTTGGTCTTCTACCAATACGCTTCAGATGTTCAGGCCTTAAAATCAGATTCACAGCCCTAGCAACATTAGAACCCGCCCCCCGTTTTTTCAAATATTCAAGTACCTCATGCTCTGTCGGAGCCGTCTGTGGGTCATCTGGGTCATACGTCGACCATAGTTCTCTTATAGCATCCTGCACATACTCCAACCCATCACTCTTATGCCCATAAGTACACAAATACTCGTCAGGATTAATTACCTGATGAGATGATTCAATGATTGCTGGCGGATTAACTTCCTTAACAGGTATAGGGCGAGGGCATCTCGCAAAATCAACGCTCTCATTTTTTATCCACTCATATAAAGAATGGCGACTAATTAAAGTTTTATCCTTGCTTATCTCATATGCACGATCGGTCAGTTGCGCTGATGTCAGACGTTTGTACTCAATATCACAAACATTTCCCCAATTATCGTATTCAACTATTTCAGAGGTACATTCAACAGGAGTTAAGACACCACGACGGATGGCTGTTACCATTCCATTAGCCAACCCCCATGCCATTTTCCAACGTTCATGTTTATTATCTCTGACATGTTCAAGAGTAGGGTAATCATAAGGATCAATTCCGGCCAACAATAAAGCGGCCTGGGTGATAGAAAACTCCTGTATTGTTCGCCAGTGGGATAAGTCAGGAATGTTTTCCACAATTGGCATATTCTCCCCCTTCAAGCGGTCTAATGTTAAGGCCGAGCCAGCTCTGTTTGCATCAGCCTTTTTAGGTGCTCAAAGTCTACTACTGTATACTCAACCAGTCACCCGCATTTTCCGAACTCACCATGCACCACATTTCCGCCATGCTCGAGCGAATCCATATAGTCGGCATACCACTGGAGCATCTCCCGGCGACCATCCAGATATTGCGCATGGTTGTATGTGCCACGAATTGAGTTTTTATCGACGTGTGCGAGCTGTGTCTCTATCCACGCGGTGTTATAGCCCTGCTCATGCAAAATGGTGCTTATGGTGTGCCGGAATCCATGACCAGTAACCTTTCCGTTATAGCCGATGCGTTTAAATACTTGGTTTATGCTAGCCTCGCTCATTGTTTTCCTTGGATCATTACGGCCGGGAAACATAAGCGGATAATTGCCAGTTAATTCTTTAATCTGCCCAATAAGCGAAAGAGCCTGCTTAGACAAAGGCACCACATGAGGGCGACGCATTTTCATCCGTGAAGCAGGTATCTCCCAGATAGCCTTGTTGAGATCGATTTCATCCCATAATGCACCGCGCAGTTCGCCAGTCCGCAAACCGGTGATAATCAGTAGACGAGCCGCCATAACAACCAATGCACTTCCTGAGTAACTGGACAATGCCTTGAAAAAATCAGGTAATTCTTTGGCTGTGAGGAAAGGATAATGATTAGATTCATGACCTTGCATCGCGCTGGTGAGATCCGGTGCAGGGTTATACTCAGCACGTCCAGTGACAATTGCATAGCGGAAAACTTCCCCGCATCGCTGCCTCACTTTTTTGGCTTTTTCGGTAGCACCGCGCCCCTCGATGCGCCGCAGCACATTCAGCAGTTCAAGTGGTTTGATTTCGGCGATTGGTTTTTTGCCAATGTAAGGGAACACATCTTTGTTGAAGGCTTCGAGGATGTCTGAAGCATAACCAGCAGACCATTTTTTTAATTTGCTGCTGTGCCACTCAAGGGCAATATCTTTGAAGGTGTTGTTTAACTGCGTTTCCCGGGCAATCTTTTCCTCTCGTTTCGCTTCCATCGGATCGATACCCCCAGCGATCCCCCTTTTAGCTTCTTCACGTTTTGCACGAGCATCAGCCAAGGTAACTTCAGGATACACACCTAGTGCTAACAGCTTCTCTTTACCAGCTACACGATATTTGAAGCGCCAATATTTTCCTCCACTAGGTTTTACCAAGAGATACAGACCACCACCATCAGCCAGCTTGTAAGCCTTCTCTTTTGGCTTGGCAGTGTCTATTTGACGGGCATTGAGTTTCACTTGGGGGTACCTCCACTAAACCGAACAGCAAATACCCCCAAAAGTACCCCCAATTGACTGTAGATTTTGGGGTACTTAAGTAGACATCAAAAGACTAAAAGGGGCGCTAACATGCGGATTATAAGAGTTTTTTAAATACTTGAGTAGACTTGGGGAGACGTTAGAATGGTGCCGATAATAGGAGTAAAACACTCGATTAATCTCGTGTTAATGCCATCACCTACGACCATTACTAATTGATTGAATCTTATAGAAAAAATCATCATTTTCTATGCGTTACAATCAATTTTCACATTACAAACGCTCCGACACTTTAGCCGGGGAGTTTATGAGATACAAGCCCAATCAATACATAATCTGTGATTCTTACGGTAACTACTATCTAAGGATCACGCTGCCTGTGTATATGCAGCCCTTTTTTGAAGGAAAAAGGACGTTTGTCAGGAGTCTGCATACAAGTAACCTTCGTGTTGCACGTAGAAAGCGTGATCAGATTGCAGATGAATACCATTGCTTACGCGAGAGTGTCGCTCCTGTAAACAGCACAATAGAGAACACGCTGGAGCTGTTACGCAGTAAGGCTAAATACGCCAAAACAGCTACCAGAATGCAAGATACAGCGTCTTCGTGTCCGTCATTGCTTAAAATTCTTGAAATCTACCTGACAATTAACAGCACGAAGAAGAAGCCAGCCACTTTAGCTAAGGCAAGAAAAGCGGTAGAGATGTTTCTCTCCTACCGTAAAAAGCCTGATATTGCATTGCAAGATGTGAGCCGCACCACTGTTACAGGCTGGATTGAACACATGCAAAAAACCCTTTCACAACAATCAATTGCAAATTATATCAGCCCAATGGCCCAGCTATGGGAGTTAGCTTCATCACGTTACCACGATGCACCAGAAAGGGCGCTCTCCCCCTGGCGAGGGCATAGGCTTGATGTGGCACAAAGTAGAGAGAGCTACGAGGCATTTTCTAACAAAGAGCTATTGCAGGTGTTGCAAGTATTTTCCGGTAATTCAGCAGAAAACAAAGAAATGATGGCTTTGTGTCTTATCGGTTTATATACAGGTATGCGGATCAATGAGATAGCAAGTCTCACAATAGACGATGTGAAAGAGATCGAAGGTGTGCTGTGTTTTGAAATCACACAGGGAAAAACGAAAGCTGCGGCACGTGTTGTGCCTGTACATAGCCTTATCACTCCGTTGGTGTTGTCGCTGCGTGAAAAGCCTCATAATGGCTTTTTGTTCTATCACGCCAGCATCACAGAACGTGCAGACGGCAAGCGTTCCACGTGGCACACGCAGAGATTTACCAGGGCTAAACGAAAGGCTTTAGGGGAAAAGGGAACAGAAAGGAAGGTGTTTCATTCTCTGAGACACGGAGTAGCACAGCTTCTTGATCGAAATCAAATTCCAGAAGACAGGATCGCCCTTCTCCTGGGCCATACACGCGGTAATACAGAGACATTCCGCACATATAGCAAGAATGCAGCTTCTCCAGTAGAGCTTAAAAAATATATTGAGCTTCTACGCTACCCTGAAATAGAGAAAGGCTTATCAATCAATAAAAAATCAAATTTAAGGCGTAAAACAACGCCATAGACGCAATAAAGAGGCTTCAACATAGATTGGTAGCCTCTTTTATAATTACATCGTTACAGAGCGTTTTAGAGGCGTTTACGGCTATTCCTGTTTAAAGGCAGGAGTAATAGTGTCTTCACCTTCACTACTTGATTTTTCAGTGTTAACACGTTTTTTCATATTAGCCCCGATGTTCTTAGATGGCTGTGTTTTGATAGCTACAGTGTTTACAGTGCCATACGAAACGAGCCTGATCTGCTCAAAGCTAAGATCAAATACCAGGGATTCGCTTGCCTCTTCTGTGTATTCGATGCCTGTTAAAACAACGTTCTCAAAAGTTTTATTTTCTGTAACAAGAAGAAAAGGCTGTCTACTGTCCATAATCTGATTCAGGTAATCAATAGCTAATGATCTTCTGTTCCCGTTCACCCCTGCACTCTTTAGCAAGCCAGGATCGCTTTTAATCGGTGTTTCAGTGATCCTACCTTTAAGAGAAAACTTATTGTTTTTAATTTGAACGTGATCAGACACAGTAGCACCATTTTCTACGGGGTAGCTTGTAACATCTGCCGAACGTCTCACGTTCACATCGTCTACACTGTCAAAAGCCAGTGCCATATAATTTTCATAAACGTCATTGCCAGAAGATGCCAGCCCACTGGTAACAATAGCAAATCCATTTTCTCCTTTTGTTTTATTAGCTTTGCTATTTTCGTTTTTTGTAGAGTTTATATCTTGTTCTGCTTTGTAAACAGCCTGAACGTGTTGTTCTGGAGTATTTGCTGCACGTATGGTTAAAATCCCGGCGGTCGCCATAATAATAATTTCCTTGTAATGTTATGGCGGGAATTACCCGCCGTTAGATTGTCCTGATAAGCTGGTTAATGTTAATGATTTCAAGAAGCTATCCCGACTTGCTCTCGCTGTAAAATCCACATAATCGCTTAATCTTGATGTGTCTGAATTAATAGTAAGAGGAACCTCTGTTACCACTTCAAATGTAGGATTCAGATTAAACACAGGAGATAAATTATAAGCCGGAGTTGTCATTGCAAGATTATTTAAAGCACCCTGTTTGAGATTGCTTATCGGTGCTTCATTGACTGACATTTTTACATCTGACACAGAAGAAGCATTATCATCGAAAAGCCATCCCTTAATCGTATTAAAGAGAGAATGACTATTATCAGGTGCTGTTGTTGCAGTGCCAGCGCCTTTATATTGATCAGGAACGAGATTAGAAAGATGCTGTTTCATTCCGTCATTGCTTAATGGCGGTGCATCACCTAAATTTTTCTGAATAGCATCTGTCTTATCATCATTACGATTAAACCAGTTTACAATCTTCATAATGGCCTCAAAGAGACTTCCTGTAGCTTCTCCCAGCTTCGTAAAATACGGAGTGAGATTAGAAAGGTTTTTCATAAACTCTTCCGTTACTTTTGGATCAAGAGATTTCATAAAGCCGTCTACGAATGCTACTTGTCTTGCATCAGAAAGCTGTGAAAGCTGTCTGTTTAGTTCTCTGAATTTAACAATAGAGTCTTGCTGTGTTTCTGTTAGCCATTTTCCAGAGGCTTTTTGCTGATTAATACTTTCTTGTACATCTTTAACGGAACGTTGCCAATATTTTGACGTAAGCATCAAATCATCGCCCAGGTCTTCTAAACGTTGTCCAATTTGGGAGTCTGAAAACCCTTTTTTCATCATTCCATTAACAGCCTTAGAAATTAATCCAGCCGGATTATCAGCAAATTTTTTAAGGTCGCTTTTGTTAATAACACCGATGTTTAGAAGTTCATTAATAGCGTTATCACCGCCTTTCCATTCAGATTTTCCGGTTTTCTTGTCTTTCACCAATTCAGCTTCACTATAGGATTTTGCGGCACGTTCCCTAACATCTTTCATCTGATCCAGGTATTTCCTAGCCCCTTGATCACCCATCATAGAGTCAACGCCGTTTTTATACGCCCATTCTGTAATATTATACATCTGGTTAACGTCTACACCGCCCAGCTTGGCCCGTTGAATTAGCTCCCCTTGCGTCTCTGCGTTAGCGAAGCTGTTAGCCATAAATTCAGAGGCTTTACTAACAGCCATCACGCCAGCGGCAGCCGTAGCGCCTCCAAATAACAGAGCGCCCATCGTGGCGGAATTCCCTGATCCTCCCTTAACGGGGGCTAATTGAGCTTTTCTGTTGCCATTAATCTTACGTTGTTGCTGTTGTAGGCGTTTCATCTGACTATTCATACGTGCAAGCGAGATAGCCCCTTGTTCGTATTGTTTGGCTATCTCACGCGCCTGTGCAATAGCTTTGTATTGTTCAGCTACAGAAAGGCGGTGCATTGCACTGATAGAGCTTGACACATCGAGGAGCTTTAATTCTGCTTTCTCTTTACGTGCTGCTATTTGTTGCTGTTGCCTTGCCTGTGCTCTTGCTGCGGCAGCTTGTGCTCTTTGATTCTGCTTTTCTGTTTTAGCTTTCTGTTGAGCAATCTTGTCTACTTCACTTTGTGCTTTCTTATAGCCTTTAGTGACACTATCAAATCTCAGCTTAGCTGGCTTGATATTTTCGGCGAATTTCTTTAAGCCTGTAATAGAGTCTTTCGCTTTTTTCAAGCTGTCTTTATCTACACTAAATGTAACTGTGTTCTTAATTTTAGAAGTGTTAATTTCTAACATTTAAAATCCCCTTATTAATCATTTTTACCACCTTCTTTACTTAAGAAATGGTGTAGAGCCTGATCAATACTCTCGTTTAGTCTGAACATACGGGCTTTTACGCCTTCATATGGAACATCTAAAAGAGAACATAGATATTTCAGATTTAACAAGCCTCTAGAATCATTAGCATCTAAATGTACGTGTAAACCATTTTTTGATTTCAAAATCACTTCCATATTTTAATCACCTCTCAAAATTTAAAAAATAAATAAAAAAAGGCGAAGCGTGAATACACGCCACGCCTCTATTACACGTTAAAATATTATTTCACAGTGATTTGAACAGAGAAGCCTACACCGTGGTTTACAACCATCTGGCTATTCTCTGTAACAACGTTAACAGCATCACCACGAGAAGATTCATAGCTGTAGCTATAAACCTCAGCGGGAGCGGCATTAATCAGTTCAAAGGTGCTGGAAGCAGCCCCGTAGATGTTCTGATATACGTTAGAGCCTTTAGCGAATTTAGGCACAGCTACAGCGTCTGCGGTCATATGTGCAAGATGTAGCGGATCTACCAGTTTAATAACATCAATGTTAGTTCCTGGAATAGTGAACGCTGTCACCCCTGGCAGCAGGTCACGACGCTGATACACAACGTTCCCTTCTTCCAGTGGGCTTACATACTGGAATGCGTTTGCCATACCCGCAGAGAATCGAATTGCAGAGAAGGCTTCCGGTTTACAGAAAACAACAATTCTTTCTACCGCTGACGCCTGGCTTTGTGTGATTTCAAAAATATTGGTAGCAATCTGATCAAATTCTTTAAAAATCTTCGTGGTGTCAGTGCTGGAAGCGTTCACAGTGGCTTTCATAGCTGATACGTTAAACAGCTTGCCCCACTCGATAAGAACATCATCAGTTTTAGGCGTGTAAGTTTTGCCAGAGAACAAAGAAGCCGCCAACACGCTCTCTTTTGTACGCTGATACGCTACGTGGTGTTTAGCAACATAGTCAGCATAGATATCAGTGAGTGTTTCCTGAAAATCAGTGCCAGGCTTACGCTTGCCTTGAACATCAGAAGGACGGATCACATCTTCACGAAGAAAATACGGGATTTCAATAAGCCATTCTTTACCTTGTTCACGCTTAGTAACATTGTGTTCAGAACTAAAACGGCTTGTCTCTTTGTTAAAGAGAGATTCGTTGCTTTCGACAAGCTGGGAAACAGCTACTTTATGAGATGTAACCCCTACAGAATCCGTAAAATCAAGGGTAGAGAGTAGATAATTTCTAGTGTTGTGTGCCTGGAACAGAGGGATCAAATCAACGTAATCATTGCCTAGAATCATTTATTATTATTCCTTTTATTAAGAAGTGAAAACAGAGTGGAACCCTTCAAGCTGGAAGCCTTTTTTAATTAATGCTGTTTTTGCTGCTTCACTTACAGCATTCAGCGCATCAGCTTTGATGCAGACAAGGCCAGCATTGCTACGTAGCACATCTACAGGCTTGTTGTCTCCAGCCGTTAAAAACTCACTCATAACAACATAGATATCATCTCCTGATACATATTTAGCGCCAGTTCTGGTGATCAAGTCGCCGCATTCAACATCAGCAGGAAGAGAAGCAAAAACCTTGCTTTCTACAGAGGCAAACGGATCAGTACAATAACTTACAATATCTGTGAAAGTCTTTCGAACTGGAAATAGAGTGTCTAAATCAATAATCATTTAGTAATCTCCTTAGCTTTTAATTTGATTAATTCATTAAGGGAAGGTGTAGACGGAGAAGAAGGAGAAAAATATTTTTCAACACAACGTTCCACTTCTTCGACAGAACACCCAGCGTATTTAGCTACCATTTCGGTAATTTGTGGATTGATCTTTAGCATTTCATCGCGATACTTGATGATTTGCTCTTTATCATTTAAAAACAACATTTATATAAACCTTGTTACCTTGTTTAAAGTAAGAAATACAACTTTTAAGTTGTATAACGGGCAAAATAAAAGGCAGCATTTAGAGCCGCCTTTTATTAACTTGTACCTATGTAATTACCCTATGTTATGCATACTCCAAGATGTATGCATAACAAAGGAAAAAAGAGGTAATAATGACACTTAAGGAGGAGGAGAAGCGGGGAGCGGAGATTTTACTCCCCTTTAACGACAAGAAGAATTTTTAATATCGAACCAATAAAGGAAAAATAATCACCCTATATAATTATATTAACATACAATATATGAAATGTCAAGATATTTTACAACTTTTTTGTTGCTTTTTTTATTCTTCTGTGATAATGGCTAAGCGTTGAGCGAGTTCGATAAGGCCATCTCCCACATAGCGAACATCAGATTCAATATCTTCTATCCAGTTTGATAGCTCCCATATCTGATCGGCTGTCAGGTATGCGTTTTCACGCTTACAGAGCATCTCTACACGCTTACAGAGCATCTCAAAGGCATTCACAGCTAAATCCCAGTGTTTAAACGCCTCATTTAGTGCCGCTGGCGTGGAGTTTTTGTGTGCTTCAAGTTCAGCACGGTTTAAAGGCAGGAGGTAATCATCCTCATAATAATTAATTAGTGAATAAATTGTGTCATACGTGTTTTTGTTCATATTAAAAGTCTCCATAGTGATCATCATTATCTAAATGGAATTCAGGAACTAAATTATTTAGGCCATTGGTGGCGAGATAACCGACGTAGTGGTTATAGTCTTCAAATCCTAAAATCTGGTATTTGCGGAGTTCGTCAGAACTAACAATATACTCTTTTCTTTTTCTAGGTTTCCAGAATACGCCAGGTGTTGAAGATAAGATTTCTTGTAAGGCGTTAAATTCATCTCCACAAGGCACAGAGGGAGAATGTTCTATGATCTCTGTTTTCCATTCGCCAGGGGCGCTATTATGCTTGGTGAGCGTAACTAGCTCTTTAAAGTCTTTACGTCTTAGAATAGATTTAGGTTTACTTAGAAGAGAAGCTGAATCACCGATTTTCTTAACAACGTTGTTTTTTCTTTTTGCCATTATTTACTTTTCCTTTTCTTTTAAAGGAAAACACCCCGAAATATGTTTCTAACGTGAGAAAGAACAATAACCAATACATAGCTACTATCATAATAATGTTTTCCTTTTATATTTTAATTACATAGAGAGATTTTAGAGAGTGGAATAGATGAAGTCTATTTCTTTATCCAGTCTTTTGAGATTGAATGTAGAGAAAGATAATTCTTTAATCTCTATAACACCGAAGTTTGATAGCTGTTTCAGCCAGAATTTTAAACCATCTTCAGAGCACCCTGCTCGATGTAACACATCGCTATATTTTAGCGGTGTTGGCTTTCCTTTATAGAGGTAAGCAAGTGTTTCGTAGATGCGTTTTCCTGTGTCATTACACTGAATTCTGTCTACTTGATTTTTTACTAAATATTGAATCATAACCCTCCTTATTAAAATGGAATATCAAAGTCTTCATATACTTTGGGATGTTTCTTAGCAAAATATGCCTCAATACCATTTGGTCGTTTTAGCCCGTGTCTATAAGCTAGTGAATTTGCAAATTCTATAAATGATGATCCTCCTGTTCTGGTGTTTTTCTCCTGGCAGATAAGAGAGGCAAAATTCTCTAACACATCCTCCTCATTATCATTAGTTACTTTTTCACTTGATGAAACAGGTGTTTCTTCCGTCTCCCACGGCAAAGGCGCATCCCAATCATCAAGAACATCAAAAGAAGACTCTTTATTATCTTCCGTAGGGGGAAGCTGATCAGGAACAGCTTTAACAGTAGCTTCTTGTTGTGTCTTGGCTTCTTGTCTAGCTTCTTCTTGTGGAATATCTACCACTTGATAGACATTAGAACTTCCTGGTCGTGCATCTTTTATAATTAATCCCATTTCGAGCAATTTCTTAACCCTTTCCTCTGCTGCTCTTGGTGTTATGCCAAAAACATCGCCTATCTTAGCGTAAGAGGGAAATGCACGATCAAACCCTTTCAGATAGCAGTAAAGGTTTTTAGCACTATCTGTAAATTTATGCCCGTTTACTTGGCTTATTTTTAGAATCCACATAGGAACTTTTACAAATTGTTCTTCATTAATCATTAAAAATCTCCTTATAAATCACGCTTAATGCGCTACTAAAGTGAATGAGGATCACTTACCCTTTTTTTGTTTGATGTTCTCTGCTGCTTCAGTAATGATTTCTAACATCAAATCACTGACCATAATTTGCCTTTTCTTGGCTTCAGCAAATAAAACCTTGAAGATTTCAGGGTCAACGTGTAGGTAAGTGCGCGGAATTGGTTTCTTGGTTTCGCTCATAGTTTTCTCCTTCTATTCTTTACTCTGTTTCAGATTCTTTTTCATTTTTTCTTAATTCATCAATAATCTTGAGTGCTTCATTGAAGCAAGCTGCTCGCTCTGGATAACCTCGACTCCTTGCCATATTACGATTCATTACTACTTGGTGGCGTGTAAGCTCACCTTTTTTAAATGCCGAGACGACGTGCTCCGGGGTAAACCATTTCATAAAAAACTCCTTATTCAGTTAAAAGAAAAACACCTTGCAAGCCTGACGGCTTCAAAGTGCATTGATTTTGATTATTTAGAGAAGAATGTTTTTCTGTCCCTCTAATACCTATTATTACATATAAAGAAACATTTGTCAATACCTTTTCATAAAAAATCTGATCTTTTTCATGCACTTACATTTTTTCTTAGCTATTCGTGCTCTTCTGTGTAGTGCTATTCTTCATTATCCGCTAAAACGCTCTAAAACGCGTTCTAACGAGATTTTGATAAAAGAAATACATTGCCTTATCTAATGGCTGTTTAGCTCGCCAGAGGCTTATTTAAGGGGCTTATTTTGTATTTGTTAGGTGTATGAGAAGGTAATGGTAAATATAAAACAGAGAGTCACTTTATAAAACGCTCTGTAAAGCCCTGTAGTGAGATTATATATGTAGACAATGCGTTTCCATTCTCTACCCTGCTTAATGCTGTTAGAGAAGCATTTAGACCCCTTATTTTTAATTAATTAAAGTATCCTCTATACATTCCTGTTATGAAACACCTCTGAATCCTTCATAAAACACATTATGACGCAAAGAACACTTTTCTAAGGTGATTCCCTTCCTGAATGCTGTTTCTTGCGTCAGAGAGCTACAGAGAGCTTATAAAGCTATTATTAATAATAAAGTAGATAAAGTAAGTAAGATAAGTAAGATAACTAAGATAGATAAGATTAATAAGATCAGAATTCTCTTTCGGTGTCGCCTCTGGCTTTTCCACCGAAAACAATTACACGACTACAGAATGTGGAAGTGGAATTGTATTGAGGCTTAGTGAAATTACACGAGGAAAGCAGAGTGTAATTGAGCTTTAGCCGCTCTCTCTTCGAGTAATTACACAACTACAGAGAATAACGAGAGTTATTAAATGTAGGAGGGTAATTAAGAGTTAGAGAGAGTTAACACGTAAGCAATCAGTATGATTGGTTAGGTGATTACTCTTCTGCGCACAGCGCAATAGTATTTCTTCGTGGGCGTTACCGCCAACGATAGTTACACGAAGAAAGTAACGCTTTGCTTTCGGTGTGAGCGGAACGGGCCAGCCACGAAGCCCGAAAGGTAGCGGAGTAAGGCTGCTTGCCAGAGAGTGAAGCTAACGCCGGAAGGCAAAAGATCATATAAATAAATATATAATATTATAATTTAATAAGTAATTTAATAAATGATCTAATAGGTAACAGAATTCTGTGGGGGTGTCTAACAGTTTTCTGTGGGGGTGTCTAACAGAATTCTGTTAGGGTGGGGTAACAGAATTTTGTTAGGGTAAAAATCTCTTTAAAAGTTAAGATTAACAGAATTCTGTGGGGGTAGTTCACTATGACCTACCGTTACTACCAATCATCACATAGCACTCACTCTGTGTAATGCCTTTCTATGTGTGTGCCATAATCCCCTATATTCCCTGTGTAAATCATAGAATAATGCTCTCTATTCCCTGTGTAATTCCCTACTAAAAAATCCAATGAAAAATGGCTTCAAAGTGCAATGTTAGCTTTCTTCACTTTTACATCACTTTCGCAAAGCCTTGTGTAATGCGGCTTACAGAGCACCATCAGAAATTGTTGGCTAAAAATTATTCTGCTTGTTTCTGAACGAGTTTTCTCGTTTGTGCAAATTTTAAAATTTATTTTGTTTTTACAGCCTTATTTCGTGTAATGCGTGGCATAGCAAGCCCTTTTCTTGTGTTGTCAATACATTTGGCAACGTTCAAACATCTGTTTAGAAATGCCAAATTGTTGATCTAACAAATAAACCTGTATAAACAGAACACCATTTAATCTATCCCCCTGTGTAATCCACTACATCACACGATAAAAACAAAAAACCTTTAATTATATTTCATAGCATACAAAAGTCAACAGAAGCCCTCTCGTGCTCCTACGTAAAAAATCCATCACTTTTCCCCTGATACATCAATTCAAGGCGTTCTATGTGTTCCTTAGTGCATATTACGTTTATTATGTTAAATGGATTTTGGCCTATATTTTGACCTGCACCCGCATAAACACTGGTTTCATCGCTTACAGCCCTTGTGAGACGTGGTGCTGTTTCTAGCATCTGATCCGACATAAAACCGATCATTCTCGTGTTTAGTGAAAGTTTAGTGAGAGACATTACAGAAAGGCTTTCTGTGTAATGATTTAATAGGTAAAAACGATGTTGATTACGCAAGAAAATTCCTTGCTGATATTTGGGGATTCTGGATTTTCCAGATCGGGGGGCGCTGAAAATCGCGTTAAGCACCTCTCGCAATCTAGCCATAAGGGAAGGGATATAGGTATTTAGATGTATTTATAGCTATTTATAGCTATTTATGGCTATTTATTTTTTATTTACCTTTATTTAAAAATAACCTTATAAATCAATAAGATACAGAACTATCTGTTTATATTTTAACCAATTAAATCAAGTTTAATACCCTTAAATAACCTAAAAATAGCCTTAAATACCCCAATAATTAATTTTAAGGCTTTCCGTGTTCTCTCCTGCATTATGAAAATGCAAAATAAGGCACAAAACAAGCTCACAGACGCATTAAACACACATCACCTATACATCCCTATACCGAGTAATGAAAACAGCGTTAGAATGCGTCCTGTTGCGTTCTGGAGATTTTCAGAAATCCTCTCTAAGCCATTTCAACTCACTAAGGAGTTTTCTTTCTTCGTTCTCTCTCTGTTTACGCTCTAGCCAGGCTTTTCCTTCTGGCGTAGACAGGAACTTACGAGCGTGAATCTTGCGGTTATTACGTTTGATAGCTGCAATGTTTTTCAT